AAGTGCCGCCGTAAACGGCGGTTGGCCTCGGAATGCGCCTGCGGGCGCGATCTCACCCGGTGGGTTCTCGTCCTCATCGCCGCAAAACAAAAAGCACCCCTGTCGGGGTACTTTTGTTTTGGTGCCGGCGGTGGGACACCTCGGCCTAAGTGCCGCCGTAAACGGCGGTTGGCCTCGGAATGCGCCTGCGGGCGCGATCTCACCCGGTGGGTTCTCGTCCTCATCGCCGCAAAACAAAAAGCACCCCTGTCGGGGTACTTTTGTTTTGGTGCCGGCGGTGGGACACCTCGGCCTAAGTGCCGCCGTAAACGGCGGTTGGCCTCGGAATGCGCCTGCGGGCGCGATCTCACCCGGTGGGTTCTCGTCCTCATCGCCGCAAAACAAAAAGCACCCCTGTCGGGGTACTTTTGTTTTGGCTTCGTACGACAATTTTGATACGGTTTCAAAAGGTTTCACAGGGTTTCATTTTTCTGCGGTATGGTTTCATTTTGCGTTGAGAGAAATGAAACCATACCAGAGGGTGTGAAACCATCCGATCAATAGCAGTTGAACCGAACCATATCGTAGATATCCTGCTTCATCTCCCAGAACCACGCTACAGGCAGGCCTTCGCCCATATTTGTTCGCATAGAGTTTTCTATGCCATCGAGGGTACCGTCAAAATCATAAAAATCGAAGTGATCAACTGTTCGGAGATTATATTTGACCACAGCGCCGTAGATATCGATAGCTTCTTTGACTCTGGGAAGTTTACATACAGCCTGAAAAGTCATTGACCAGATATCGTTGGCGGGCTGATCCATCGCGTCTACAAAAGCGATTTCACCATCTGAGCCTGCGCACCAATTTCGCAAATCCGAGCGTACCTCCATAAGAACGCTACCCAACAGATTCTGCCCTCGCCACTCTTGTGGTTTTTGAATACGCTCATCATCGACAGCGAGGCCAATTCCCCAAATCTTATCACGCGGTGCGCATTCAGCAAGAACCATGTTGCCGGTGGCCAGGAGTTTTTTCATGAGATCAGGATTCTGCTGAAACTTTGCTCGCAGACCACGGCGCATCATCGGACCGCGCAGCTGACTCCAGACAGCATCATCATAATTGGCTACCTGCTTTCCCAGCTTTTTGATGGTACTTTGGTCATCAGTATCGAGAATTTTAAAGAAAACACCATTATCACGGAACAACGCTGCTTTCTGAGCCATCATGAATTGTTCGGCAGAAGAATAAGTGTATCTGCCGTATGTAAATGAACAGGAATACCAGTTGCTCAAATAACCGTTTTCCTGGTCTGGTGCGTAGAAGCCGAGAACGCTATGCATATGTGCACTCCTCTCTTGTGTTGGTGGATATTCATAGTATATAGCTGTTTATGTACCATAAGATGGACTTTAATAAAGTATACTACAAAAATATGAAGTTTTCCACCATAGCAAAAAAGGCGGGGCTTATTCAGCCCCAACCTCAATCTCTGTTCCATCCTTGAATCTGAATGTTATCCTGCCGCCTGCGTGTACCGTTGCCGTCTCCAATAGCGAAATCCACAGCCTTTCGTCCCAGCATTCCAGGACGAGGGGCTGTTTTTCGATGGCTTCAATGAATATCCGCAACTCTCGATCCCGCTGCATTCGGCGCTCTTTTTCGGCAGATACCTTGTTGAGCCGTGCTACAGCCTTTTCGTATCGCTTGACCAAGCCGTTGTATTTCCTGTTGTATTCATCCTGAGACTGCTTTGTGGTAGAGTTATCTTTGATGCACTGGCTGACCAGTCCGGCCACAACCTGGATTTCCTCGTTCAGCCCATCAATTTCTACATCCAGTTCAGTGCAGTCCGTCACCACAGACCGCATGACCTCGCAGGCTTGTATGACCTGTTCACGGGACCCCATCAGCTGATTATACGCTTGAAGGAACATTTGCTGGAGGGTTTCCGTGTCGAGGGTCGGTGTTCTACATTTTTCTTCGCCTTTGAACTTACTGTTGCAACGCCAGATTTCCCGGCGGTATGCGTCATTGGAGTGCCATACTTTTTTGCCGTAGAAACCACCGCAGTCACCGCAGATCAGCTTACTGGCGAAGGCGCTCGAACCGCTGTAGGAGCGTCCAAGAGTCTGGCGCCGAGCAATTTCTGCCTGCACTAGGTCAAAATCCAGTGCATTGATAATCGCCGGATGACTGCCCTCAACATAGTATTGCGGGACCTCCCCCTCATTGACCTTCTGCTTTTTGGTGAGGAAATCCACTGTAAATTTCTTTTGAAGCAGTGCGTCACCCTTATACTTCTCGTTCTGCAGGATGCTCATCACAGTACTTTGAACCCATTTTGTTTTGCCGCCAGGGGTTGGTATGCCCAAATTCATAAGATACTTGCAAATCCCCGCCGCCGTTTTGCCTTCAAGGAACAGCCTGTAAATCCTCCGAACAACCTCTGCCTCTTTTTCATTGATGACTGGCTGTCCGTTATCACCCTTTTCGTAGCCGAGGAAATGCTTGTAAGGCATACTGACCTTTCCATCTGCAAATCGTTTCCGCTGCCCCCAGGTGACGTTCTCGGAGATGCTCCGGCTCTCCTCCTGGGCAAGGCTGGACATGATGGTAATCAGCAGTTCGCCCTTACTGTCGAAGGTGTAGATGTTTTCCTTTTCGAAGAAGACCTCTACATGATGTTCCTTCAGTTTGCGGACGGTGACCAGGCTGTCGACCGTATTTCTTGCAAATCGGCTGACCGACTTGGTAACGATGAGGTCAATTTTCCCTGCAAGGGCATCGGCTACCATTTCGTTGAAGCCCTCACGGCGTTTGGTGTTTGTGCCGGAAATGCCTTCATCGGTATATACCTTCACGAACTCCCAATCGTCACGTTTTTTGATGTACTGCGTATAGTAGTCGATCTGGGCTTCATAACTGGTGAACTGCTCATCGCTGTCTGTGGATACACGGGCATAGGCGGCAACCCGTCTTTTTGTGATGGATGCCGTAGGAAGTGCAGTGAACTTATCCTTGGTCGCCGGAATCACTGTTATCGCTCTTGCCATTTCTTTCCCACCTTTCATGTGCTTTTTGTCTTGCTTGTTCTCGTTTTTCAGGCGTCCAGGCTTCCGCTCTGGAGCGGTCCTCCCAGATGCGGGTCACAAAGCTGCCATCCGACAGGTGGAAGTGGAGCGTATTTCCGTCATCCGCAATGATTTTTTTGATGTCAGCCGGATTACCCGAAATCTCTGCGACAATCGCATCAAGCGTTGTTTCTGGAACCTGCTTCGATGCGCAGTACTTCTTCCCTCTGGAATTGAAGGTTGAGCAGATCCATACTACCCTCGTGTTCGTAGTTTTTCTGCGGTAGTTCTTGCCGCATTTGGCACACTGGATCATTCCTGTATAAAGGAATGAAGGCTTGGAGGGCTGAGTCGATTTCCATTTGTCGGCTCGACGTTCGATTTCAGTTTGCACTGACAGCCATTCTTCTATCGATATGATAGCTTCATGAGTTTCTTCGGCGTGATACTTTGGCTTTTGCCCTGTATTGGTAACCTTCTTTTTGGAAATGTAGTCCTCATTGAAGGTCTTTTGCAGAAGCAGATTACCCGTATAGTTGTAGTTCCGAAGGATTTTTGCAATGGTCTGAGGATTCCAGATCCCACCATTCATAGTTGGAATACCATCATCCTGTAAGTGGGCAGCGATGCGGTTTGAGCCGTTTCCTTCAAGGTACTCCCTGAAAATGCGGCGGACAACTTCGGCTTCCTCTGGAATAACGTGGTATTGTCCGTCCCGCAGCCTGTAACCGAGCATTCGACCGCTCCAAGGAATACCTTCCTCGAAGTTTTTCTGAACACGCCATTTCTGGTTCTCACTGACAGATCGGCTTTCTTCCTGGGCATAGGATGCAAGTATGGTCAGCATCAGTTCGCCGTCAGCGCTTATAGTGTGAATGTTCTGCTCCTCAAAATAAACATCCACCCCCAGCGCTTTGAGCATACGGACAGTCTCAAGGAGCGTCACAGTATTTCGCGCAAAGCGGGAGATGGATTTTGTGAGTATCAGATCAATTTTTCCGTTACGGCAATCTTCCAGCATCTGCTGAAAGCCGGGTCGCGCTTCTTTCGTGCCGGTGATAGCTTCATCTGAATATACACCAGCGAACTCCCAGCCGTCCTCTTTCTGGATAAGATCATTGTAGTAGCTGACCTGGGCGGACAAGGAATGGAGCATCGTGTCCTTGCCGGAGGAAACACGAGCATACGCAGCAACCCTTGTTTTTCGCTGAAGTCGCGGAATCTGCGCGACTTTCTTAACAATTTTAGGCATTAAGTCACCCCCTTCGTAGGTGACATATTACCTCTAAACTCACTTATTATCCAGTCATTCTCGCGAAATAAGCTGTCAAAATTGATACCAAATAACTCGCACATTTTTGTCTCTATTATGGCGAACTCCTCTGTGGTAATCAGTCCTTTTGACCGCATCAGCCGAGCCTGGGCCATGGCCGACTTATAGCCCATAAGTGCCCGGAAGGTGTTATTGTCCATCGTGAACACCCCTTTCCCGATAACACGCCTGGGAGCAGTATTTTCGGTTTGCTCCGCTGTAGTCAGCAAATATCTTTCCGCACGTAGGACAGGTGTGCGGCACAATTTTTGCACTGGTTCTCTCATAGCGGTTTTTATTCCACCACGCTTGTCTGCACTGGTCAGAGCAAAACAGCCTGGGTTTTGCATTTGGGGTGTTCGTGAGTTCAGAGCCGCAGTTTTTGCAGCAGGGTTTATGCTGGACTGTATCTGCTACCATGCCGTTTCTCCGGCAGAAGGTCTTGATGGTATTGACGGGGATGCCCAGGGCATCGGATATGGCTGCGTAGGTAGCTTGATTTTTACGCATGGCTAAGATTTGTTCTTTTTGCAAATCTGTCATTTTGGCTCCTCCAATCTGAGGAGGTCTCTCCTCAGTGCCAAATGGAAACGAGGAGGCCGTTTCGGAAAAAATCTGAGCAAAAAAATAAAGCCCACCGAACCGTTAATGGATCGATGGGCTTCGTGGGTAACTACTTATGAAAGGTGTCGTGGTATCGTTTCAGCATCACACAGAATTGTTCGCGGGAGATCGGGCTTCGGAGCATCAGATCGCCGTGTTCATTGCCTTGTAGGAGACCGTTATGGACACACCACTCAACGGCATCCTTCGACCAGTCAGCGGGATCATTGTCGACATTAGGTTCTGCTTCTTTCTCCAGTAATGCCTTCACATCTGCACGGAAGGTTTCCATACTCTTGCCGTGCTTCGGGAACCAGTGCAACACGTCGCCGTGGTTGGAAGCGATGCCCTGCTTGTAGCCCTCGGAGTGACAGATGATGTTCTGCTCGGTGAGATCATACTCTTTGCAGAGATAGGCACAAAGTTCAACGGCCTCACGGTACACCTTCTGGAAATAGGTGTAGTCCGTGAGACCGTCCTCGCAGATTTCAAAGCCGATATGGGTGTTGTTGGCGCTGCCTCCGGCGTGCCATCCACGATGATTCCACGGCAAGGTCTGGTAAGTGGCAATGGTGCCGTCAGCCAGTTTGCCAATGAAAGCGTGGACGCAGACCTCTCTTCCGCCTGGGTGATAGGTGTTCCAGTGATTGCCGTACTGGTTTTCACCAAGCAGACCGTCATTGGGGCCAACGTAGCGCCGAAGGTTGGGATTGTTCGCTCCAGTGGAATGAACCATGATGCCCTTGACGGTGATGGTTC